TTTTGCAAAGGCATTATCTTTGATTTGAATGTACAATTTGCGACAACCCAAAAGCCGGGCGACCGTTCCCGTTTTCCGGTTGTTTCGTTGGTTCCCAATGAGAGTGCCGATAATGTTTTGAAAGTACGTAAAGCGTGGGAACCTGCAAAGCAATTGGATAATGAATAAAAAATGCTATATTTGCGTCGATAAAACAAACGACTACCACCGTTTGCAAAGTATTGCTAATTTATTTAGCGCAAAGCCCGTTTTCCGGTGTGTGGTAGCCCGGATTGCGGGCTTTTATATTTTAATTATGGATTTTATTATAAAAAACAAATGGATTAACGAATTGCATTTGAAAGGTAATAAGTTAATGTTGTATGCAATGATACACACCTATTGTGTTAGATATGGCGAGTATTCAAAGGGTATTTTGTATTTATCCAAATGTTTAGGGATAAACAAAAGCACTGTAATTGATTGCCTTAAATGGTTATGCGAAAAAGGATTATTAATAAAATCAGTTCAGCCCGTAGCAGAACCGGATGTTTATAAAATATCAATATTATGAAATACACGATATTAATAAACCAATATGCCGCCGTTAATAGCGGTTTAGATTTAGATTTAATAGATTTGGCGATTTTTGATTTTATAAAAGATTTCGCCAATTGTGCAAGTTGCGTTAAGATGCACACCCCGGAGGGAATATATTTTTGGATTTCCCACAAGTTAATATTGGAAGCAATGCCGTTATTGAATATAAAAACAAGTCAAGGCATGATAAAGCGTATTGATAATTTGATTAAAGCCGGAATTTTACAAAAACATCCTAATTGCGAATTGTACAACAAAACTCTGTATTGTTTTGGTGAAAATTATGAGTTACTAACATTTA